ATCGAAATGTAGATTTTAACGTGTCTTGCCACAATAGTTTTTACAAGTTAGTAAAAACCTCGTTTAACGCCCGGCGGCGAGCCTTCGTCGGCCAATGCCTGGAAACACTCAATCCAGTTAGGGTAATTGTACGAAAATTACCACACCGTGTCTGCGTGACGGTACAGCCGGGAGATTTGCTTCATCCAGAAGGGTCCGGGGTTATTAGGCCAACCCGTAGGGCTTTTGATGTTATGCTCTTTTCATGAGCCGCGTCAAAGGTCGATTTTTCCGACGCGATGGAAGTTCCCCAAGCTATGTGCCAAGTTCTTCACGTGAGTTAGGTCCAGATCGTTGTTCATGACACCAGAAACAGCTTCAACAACGTCTTTCAGGTTCATGTCTGTGACCTCACCACGCGCACGCTGTATAACAGCAGGCACATGTTGGGCTGCGGAGAGCGATGTTTCACTAAACACCGCTGCAGTGGATGTCGTCCGTAAGCCAGCGACAATTCGGGACTGGACTTCGGTGATGAGAACGACTTCCCACTGAAAGGGTAAACCTGCACCGGCACCTTGGGCGCCCGTGATCGACAACCCCATACAGTGGCCTTCGTACGCGTCAAAGTCAGCTGAGTTCATAAACTCATTCTGTTCGCTTACTACAGCCATTGGCAGTGTTGAACCAAATTTCCAAGAATAGGTTCGGGTACGTGTGTCGACCGGGTGGGACAGTGCATCAGGTTGGGTGAACAATTCTGAAATGAACCGACCACTCCATGTGTCGGTGACGTTCGGAAGCTGGCTATAGCCGGTACGGCCTCCACGATACAGATTGGGTCCGATACAAGTTAATCGAAGGCCACAAGCAACCACACGGTAAGAGGGGTTATTAGCTCGGGTCAAGCTAGGGTTTGGGAGATTTGCACTAATGACACCGCCACCACCGGTGGCGAACCGGTCTCCACTGAATGCTGAGGCAGTGTGGTAAACTGTGGGCACATTAGCGTCGGAGCAGATTTTGTATGGTGCAACCATGATGAAGCCGTTCCCATTAGCGCCACTGCTCATTGTGCCGTTGAAATAACTAACATAACGCTCAGTTTTGACTTTGGGTCCAGCAGGGACACATGGTAATTTGGTTGTGCCGTTCACATAATGGAACGGGTCTTGCAGCGCCTTAGCGAACAATACCCCGCATTCTCCAAATTCAGAATACACTTTATCTACTCCACCTTGCCTCCTCTTCTTGGGCTTGCGAGGTTGGTTGTTGGGCTTAGGAGACTTTTTACCTTGTCTCTGAGGTTTCCGTCTTGGATTTCTCCTTTTGCTATTATTAGCAACGGTCATAGGTTGACCGCTTAAGATCTGCACATTATTGCCTGACATTTTTCTTTACCCCCAGTGCGGAAGGGGGTGGGGCCCGCACGCCCGGTGATCAGACTTTAAAGTAGCGGTCCCACGATTTCTTACCGATACCAATAGAAAGAGGCACAGTCTTAACACGATGTCGTGGAAGCACTAGGTCAATTGTTTTCGAGGAACCGTAACAATACATACTGTAAAAGTGCAGTTGGTGGTCTTTACAGAATGGGAGGAGCTCTGGGAAGTCCAAAGGTTGTAGAGTATGTAAGGAGTCAAGTTTAGATTCAACTGACCTTTGGACAGAGATTGGTATCCCGTATAGTTTCTCGACAAGCATTCTTGTTCGATCAGGGACACGCACAATAGGGTAACCCTTCTTCTTGATGTACTGAAGACACATGCTCATCTCTTCACGTTCGTACAAGTTCAAATTGCTAGGAACCAAGTAAGGCAACCCTTCTGTAATACGAAGAGCATACATACCTAGGGATTGGAGGATTGGACACCCAGGGTATGAGTAGATTAGTGACAACGCTTTAG